AGGATCGGACGAAATCCTCAAACTAATGAACCAGTTAGTATCCCTGCGAAGATTACGATGGGTTTCAAAGCTAGTAAGTCTGCTGAAGATAAACTTAAATAGTCAAAATACCGAAATTCACTATTAGTGAAGTAAACAAAGAAGTCTTGTTCTACGCGAGCAGCTTCTTTTTATTTTTGGCCATTTTTTTGGTATTGTTTCAGTTTGACTTTTTCTTTGTTCAGAATTTCGTGGGATTGTCACAGTTAGACAAAGACAAAAAACGCAAACTGCGACAATACCATAATATTCAATATTATGGGGGCAAAATTGTCGCTTTTTTGTTTGCGTAGTGATGCTCAATAACGCGATTAATGCAAATTGCGAAATATACATTTAGTTCGAATAACTGATACGCGGTTAGATAGTTCGAACCGATTAGGTGCAGGTTCATTGATAAAAAGTCCAATAAATGGGGGCAAGCAAAAGAAAAGCACCTTAAGGTGCTAATGTGCAACGTACTATTAGATTACTTAACTATCAAGATTCCGAACGTAGTGTTGAATTTACTTTTTCTGACCTTATATTCAATTGTTGAAGTGAATAAGAGTTTTGGAGCTAGTGGTGGATTCTCTATATCTCCATTTCCAACAATAAAGTAGATGAGTTCTTTTTTAACAATAACCGCTCTAGAAAAGACTGATTTAAAATCAATTTCTTCAACGTCCTCATAGTCATCAGGTAGTGCCTTTAAGTTATTTATAATCTTATTGGTTCTATCACGATAATTCTCTGTGACGAGTGTCTTGTTTTGTATCTCAGTTCTTTCTTTGATTAACGCGTTAATCTGATTCAGTGTTTCTCTTTGTAAAGAGGAGAAGAAGTCATCATGGAAATCTTTAATATCTTCATACTTCTTCCTAAGTGTATCGATTTGCGAGTTTATAGACGAGATATCTTCAGTAGTGGAATCTTTATCGACCTTGCTAAATTCGGTGATTAAGCACCCTTTAAATGTGGAAATATTTGATTTTAGTATTTTGAGTTGTTTCCTGATTATTTCCTTGAAGGTAATGAATGGATAATTCTCACTTTTGCAGAGCTTAGTTTTGTGGTTTGAGTAGCACATTAGATGCTTTTTGCTCGGTTCACCATTGTAATGATTGGTTTTGACCATATAGTTTTTGCCGCAGTACGGGCAGAGAATAAAGGTGCTAAAAATAGTTTTATATCTTATATGTTTTGTTGATTCTCTAACTGAGCTATGAACGTTATATTTTTCACCCATTGCTCTAATTTTTTCTTGAACAGCGTTCCAAGTGTCTCTATCAATGATGGCGGGATGCCCATTTTGAATAAGATACTGGTCACGTTCGCCGTGATTATAGATTTTCTTTTTGGTAATGGGGTCGGCTGAATAATACTTTTGAAGCAGACAATCACCCACGTATTTTTCGTTATGGAGAATTCGATTGATTCCAGAAACACTCCATGAAACAGTTCCACGCCTATTCTTAACACCTTCTTTCATTAAGAAGTCTGCAATAGCGGTGGTGCCCATATCTTCGAGATAAAGTTTATAAATCAATCTAATGATATTAGCTTCATCTTCTTGAATAACAATATTCTTTTTACTGTCATATCGATAACCAAGCATGTGGTTTACTGGTATGTAATAGCGACCTTCTCTTCTATCTTTCTCGATTCTCCATTTTTGGTTTCTTGAAACACTGATAGCTTCTTCTTCCGCAAATTGAGCATATAGAGTTATCATCTGGTCGCATTTGACATCTAGTGAAGATACATGTTGTTGTTCAAAATAGATCTCAATTCCGACCTTTCTAAATTCTCTAACTACCTCTAATAAATCAATGAGATTTCTAGCAAACCTTGACACCGATTTAACGAGAATAATGTCAATTAAGCCGACTTCTGCATCGTTTATCATCTTAGAGAAGCCTTTTCTCTTATAAATGGTGGTGCCACTTATCCCGTCATCATAGTAGATGCCAGCGAAGTCCCAATTAGGGTTTTGAATTATGGTTCTTGTGTAGAAATCAATTTGTTCATCTAGAGATGTTTCTGCGACATCTTTATCACTAGAAATACGAGCGTACGCTGCAACTTTTAATCTTTGTCCAGGTACGACTTTGTGTAATGAATTAATGTTCATCTACTTCTTCCTCCAATTTAACAACGTCAAATAATAATGTGTTTGTTTTATCTGTAGCACATGATGAATAAATAGGCTTCAAACTAAGTAAGTTATCAATAGTGGTGGTATCAACTAAAACAGGTTTATCGCTAATGACAAATCTTATAGAGTTATCACTCCTTCTAATAACCGCTTTTAAAACCTCACCAAGGATCTCGCTAGTGATTGTGCCTTCAGCAACATATTGATTAATCTTTTCTTTAATTAGGTATTGTTTACCTTCTTCAGATAGAACTTTTTCTAGTCTAGAGATTTCGTCTTTATAGTGACTGACATTAGACTTTTGAATACTGAACTCGTTCTGATATTTGAACACATCATCTTCTTCCATTTGAAGTTTGATTAATGAGCTCATTTTTTCTTCGGCTTCAGATATAAGGGTTTTGTATTCTTTAATCTTTTCAATTATTGATTGAACTGAAGAGTGATAGGCATCGCTAATGGTTGTGTCTATTTTTTTAGTTAGATTATTAAACTTATTGAATACTTCACTAATGGCTCTATTCATTAATTCATAATCAATAGTGAGTGGTGCATCACAGTCTTTATAATGAGGCGATGTTTTATTATTAACTTTACAAGTGAACACTCTTCTTGCATATTTGGTACCTGGATGAATGGTTATCACCTTCATGTTTCTAAGACATCTTTCACAATAGAATATCTTTGATATTAGATTCACTTTAGATGAGCTATTGTTCCCTTTAGTGAATTTTGCTTTTCTTAATGTTTGTATTTCATTAAAAGTCTCTCTATCAATAATCGCATCGTGGTGGTTTTGAAATATGTATTTTTCTTCAACTCCATTGTTCTTTACTGCTTTGTGATCTAAGAAATCAACAACACATGTTTTTTGCATGACAAAGTCACCGACATATTTTTCATTTGAGATAATCTTATCGATATCGTAGACCTTCCATATATCTTTCCCGGTTTCAGTTTTAATGCCTCTATCGGTCATGATTTGTGCTATTTTGCGATAGGTATAACCGGCTGCAAATAAGTTGAAGACCTGGATAACTATGTCTTTGGTTGATTCATCGATAATGACTTTACCTTCGTGATTTGTTTTATATCCAAGTGTTGTTTTAACATTCATCTTTCTTTGGCCTTTGGCCATTCTTTTTCTCACACCCCATTTAACATTCTCTGAGATAGATTTAGATTCTTCTTGAGCAAATGAGGCAAAAATAGTGAGCATCATATCGACTTTAGTGTCGTTAGTGGATATAGCTTCTTTATCAAAATATACTTCAACGTTTTTCTTTCTTAACTCACGTACCGTCTTTAAACAGTCGACTGTATTCCTAGCAAAACGTGAAATGGATTTAACGAGAATTAAATCAATCTTCCCATCAAGGGCATCTTTTATCATTCGCTGAAAACCCACTCTATGTTTAGTGGATGTTCCAGATATTCCTTTATCAGAATAGAGTTTTACGAATTCCCAGGTCGGATTCTTCCTAATACGGTTTGTGTATTCGTCTAACTGTGCGTTAAATGAATTCTTCTGATCTTCTAAATCAGTAGAAACACGAGCGTATGCAGCCACTCTTCTTTTAATAACACTTCCGGTAGTTGGGTTGATTGCTAATATCTCTTTCTTAGGGATCACCTTAATGGTGGTAATGTTTTCCATAATTCTTTATCTCCTTTCACCATATATTTGCGTAGTTACTTGATATTATCAAGTAATATATCAAACTGTAGTAATACAATTTAGATGGTCAATAAACCTAGCTTTTTCCTTAAAGAAAGAATCATAAAATACCACTCATCAAATGAGATAATTCCTTCTTTAAACAATCTATCGATTATGGGTTTGGCGAGTTGCCACTCCCTTTCTTTTTCATCAAACATAAAAAAGTCTCCTCAGTATTTCTACTAAAGAAGACGATTGACCGTGATGGTCCTATTTCATATCCGCCTTTAGTATAGTGGAGGAGACATTTTAATAATAGGTGATAGAGGTATGCTATTTAGAAATCTATAACTGCTTTATGAATTACAAATTTAACCATTTTTTGAAGAGTGGATAACCTAGTTGTGAAGGTCTCGCCATCTCTTACATAAGTGTAATTAATAACGCTTGAATAATCTTTATCTGAAGCAGGATTTCTTAGTGGCTCTACATATGAGAAATATTCAATAACGTTTTCTCCTATTTTTTCTTGAATACAAACTGCAACCTTTTTGGTTGAACCTAATGCAATAGCTTCAGATCCTTCAGTTATGAATAGAACAGTGTTTTTTGGAAGTCCTAATTCATATATCGGTTTTTTATATCTAATAACAATTAAGTTCTTATCTTTTAAAGGCTCTAAATTTTTATCTAATGCATATGTAGTGGATGTGGGCACATACGCTTTCTTTTTATAATCAAAATCATATAGATAGATTTCTTTTCCAATATAGCCTAGATTGAGCTCTCTATTTTTTCTTTTTAATAATAGGTCTAGTGAAACATTCAATAGTTCTGATATTTCAATAACTTTTGATGCTGGTACGTCAATTGTGCCAGAGGAATATTTGCTTAATGTTGATTTATCAATTCCTAAAGCATCACTAAGATCTTTAGCTTTAATTTTTCTAATCTTTCTATATTTTTCGATTTCTAACCCTTTGTAATAGCCACTTCCTCTTTTTGGAACAGTTATGTTCTCTACTAAGGAAGATAGATTTAATGCAGCAATTACTTGAGATGTATTTTTAATTATTTGTTTTAGACCTTCATTAATTGAAGAAACCGTCTCGAAGAATTCATCAGGAAGTTCGATTTTTGGCAATTCAATTCTTGTTTTAGAAAAAGTCTCACCCAGTATTTTTAATGACGCTGCGATTTGCTCTTTTTCTTCTACAGTTAATGCATCTAGTTTCTTTTGTAGAGTAGGGTTTATAGAAGCTGATTGAGTATCTTTTTCATCTAATTTTTCAATATTGTCTATTTTTTCATCCATATTCATAGCCACTTTAACCATATTTTAGTGTTTAAAATGACTGATTTCAACATATCACGCAAATAATATTGCATAAAACATAATGAATAAGAATTATTAATATACAAAGTATATAAGTTTTATAAAGTTGCGTATAAAGCAAACAAAAAATAGTTTCAAAGGCTGTATCTTACAAGTTTATTTTCCTCATTATAAGATTTAATTGCAAAGGCGAAAACCGGACAAATGATCATCTCGCCTTGCATCGATGTTGAAGCGGCAAAACCGTAGAAAGGAGGAGCGATATATGAAGTACCACCCGATAAGAATGTACTTAGTGAATGCAAGACAAAAACTTGGTTATTCACAATATCGCGTTGCTCTAGACATGGGTGTTTGTCATCAACATTATAACCGCATAGAAAATGGTGTTATCGGTAGTGCGATTCAGTTTAGGACGCTAAACTCACTAGCCATTGCTCTAGACATTCCTATTGAAGTCATCTGGGAAGAGGAAGTTGCTTATCAAGAATCGTTAATAAGTGATGATGACGAGTCTTAAAAAGAAGCGAAAGCTCTATTTATTAATTGATGCGTGCCTATTTCATATCCACATTAGAAGACGTGCATAAATCATTATTAATATTTAGGGCTCTCGCTAAATAGTTAGAGCCTTTTTAGCTCAAGGAGAACTTTATTTATGAAAAAATCAAAAATTGAATTCGATATCCTTGATCAAGCTTACAGATTCTTTCGCCTAAAATATCCTGAAATAAATGATGATAATTATCCAGAAGCTTACTCAGCATTCACATGGATTGAATCATTTGCTTGCTATGTTAGCAGAAAGGTTGAAGAAGTATTTGAGGCAGATATTGATATGCTCAATGACTATCTAAAAACCCATGTACCAGAAGATGTTATTTGGTACAAAGAAATCGCTCCGGCATTAGCTGACTTAATCTTTTATTGGCACTATGAGTATTTAAAGCTCAAGTATCCTGAACAACATTAATGGAGGATGAAAGCTATGAAAAATGAATACCCATTTATTGAATTACCAAAAGAATACTTCAAATTAAAATTCGGTGATGAGTGGAAACATGAAATTGAAGAGCCTGATGAAGTATCTTATTCAACAATTAAAGTAGATAGATCAGAATTCCCAATATTTAAGAAGCATATTGTTAGTGCAAATTTCCTTGAAGTTACTGCAGGAACTACTGGTTATGAAGGTGGAGATAGTGGGCACGGTGGACGTACTTACATTCGCATTGAAGATGCTAGCTGTACTGATATTAGAGTTAAGCCAATAGAAAATAGCGGTAACGGTGGTGTTGAAATCATCCTCGGTGGCGATTGTGAGTTAAGCACAATAATTAGAGGATTAGATTTCATTGTTAATGTGCTTAGATGCTCTCGTCATAACGGCACTTTATATGAAGGCCAAGAACCAATCGATTAAATAGCACCTATCTATCACCTAGTCGATATTGGATTAGATGATTTATCATCTAATTTGGAGAGTGGCGCTTTAACAAACATAGCCACTAACCACTAAGGTGCCTCTCTCCAATTTGCGAGGTGCTTATGCGTAAGAAAGAAGATACATATCAAATGTGGGAAAGAACAGGGGTGTTGAAGAGCAAGCTTGATTATATCAAAGCGGCTTCAGCTACTTTCTACACACAAAAAGAAATGTGTCGTGACTTGGGCATCACTGAACAAACCTTTATCGCCTTAAAAGATAAGCACCCAGAAATTCAACAAGCCATATCTGATGGAGAAGCTTTATTACTTCATGATTTATTCTCTGCTTTAAAGACCAAAGCTATGGGTCATAAAGAGAAAGTGACTTCTAAAACCATGAGAAAGAATCCTATTGGTGGAACAGAAACTAAAGTCACTGAAGATGAGAAATACTATCCACCTGACTTTGAAGTAATTAAGTACATCCTCATTATGAAGTTTGGCAAAGACTTCGATCCAAAGAAATTCATGATTGAAATGATGGAAAAGAAGAATGAACCAGAAGAATGGGTGAACGCCGCTCGACTTGTTGGAGCGGATGAAGAATCTAATAAAGACGAGGAGGATGAAAATCCATGAGAGATTTAATTATCGCTATTGGACAACGAGTCAATAGCAAAAAGTGGACTAATAAGAAAGTCACGTGGGATGAGCTATGTGAAAAGCTTTCTAAAACGATATGCACCTCCGAAACAGTGGAGGATTATAAACACTTTGTAAAAGACCAAAAACAAGAAGCCAAAGATCACGGTGGTTTTGTAGGTGGTAAACTTAGTAGCCCTCAAAGACTTAAGAACAATGTGGAATATAGAAGTATGGTCACTTTAGACCTTGATGATGCTGAACTAGGTTTCATCGACAAGTTTAAAAGAGACTTTGAATACACATGTTGTTTATATTCCACTCATGGGCATAGACCAGATTCACCAAGATACAGAATTGTTATTCCTCTAACTAGAGATGTTGAAGGTGACCAATATGTTGCTATTTCTAGATTATTAGCTAGTGAATTAGGAATAGAACAAGTTGACCCAGTTAGCTTTTCTACTAACCAATTAATGTATTGGCCAAGTACACCTTATGATGGAATCTATATTTACGAAAAAATAGAGAAAACCCCTCTAAATCCTGACTCTTTTCTTTCAAAATATCCTAATTGGAATGATCTAACAACTCTTCCAAAGAAAGAAAAAGAGACTCACGTTAATAGTGGTTCAGTAGGTAGAAAACAAGCTGATCCATTAGAGAAAGATGGCATAGTGGGAGCCTTCTGTAGAGCCTATTCAATTAGTGAAGCCATAGATGCTTTCTTATCTAGTATTTATGAAGATGTAGGTGGCGATAGATATCACTATATCCCGTCATCCTCAGTAGCGGGAGCGATTAACTATGATGATAAATTCTTTTATTCGCATCATGCGAATGACCCTGCTGTTGGACAAACTCTTAATTCATTCAATCTAGTTAGAATCCATTTATTTGGTGACGACAAACCTTCATTTAAAAAGATGGTGGACTTTGCTAGAAACGATGAAAAAGTCAAAGGCCTTATATCCGATGAAAGAATTGAAGAAGCTAAGAAAGACTTTGATGATGACGTTGATTTAAGTTGGATGAGACAACTCGTTAAAAACGATGACGGGGTTATCGCTAATGACGTCAATAACTTAGTAATCATTCTTCAAAACGATGAGAAGCTTAAAAACATCGC